CGTAGCATTTGCTGATTTAGCAACTAGAGAAATTAAATATAGAGAGTTTGAATATATCCGTGGAATTAGAATTGTTGTAGAGTTAATGAATAAAAATGAATCTACTTTTGATTTAATTGAAATGTCTCCCAGACTTGTTGTAGATATATCTGATGATGTTATTGAGTATGAAGTAAAAAAATCTCTTTCTGATATCGGAAACACATCTTTACCAGTTGGTCAATTATTAGCATCTACTGGTTCTATTTCTATATTTGATGCAGAGCAAGCCTTTAACCCTAACAACACAAACAGTATTATTAAAGATTATTTAAGAAAAAATATTAAATTTAATTTTTATGAACAAATTTTAAATGTAGATGGATCAGATTATTCTGTTCCAATAAAAACTTTATACTCAGAAGGAATGCCACAATCTGACGTAACTGGCGGAACGTTGTCTTTAGAATTAAGAGATTTTTATTTCTTTTTAGAATCAATGCCTGCTCCAAGAATGCTTGTTACAGAAGTTTCATTAAGTTATGCTATATCGCTATTGCTTGATTATATTGGTTTTACTAATTATTCTTTTAAAAGAGTTGATGATGAAAATGATCCAATCATTCCATATTTTTTTATAGCCCCTGACCAAAACGTTGCAGAAGTGTTAAATCAACTTGCAATATCAACACAGACGGCAATGTTTTTTGATGAATACAACAACTTTATAGTAATGAGTAAAGACTATTTAATGCCAACAGAAGATATGCGTAGCACTGACATACAATTATTAGGAAATAATAATCAATCTGTTTCTGGCATTACTGAAAATCAAACTACATCAAACATACCAAACATTATTTCTGCAAGCAGTGAAGATAAAAAAGTATTTAATGATGGCAAAATAAGTTATACAACTAGATATATTCAAAGATCTTACGGGTCAATTAGACAATCATCAATGATTGATAAAGAAAAAACTTGGATATATAAGCCAGTGTTGTTGTGGGAGGCTTCTGGAACTAACTCAACAAAAACAGTAAACGAATTAGCATCAAAACAAAGTAACTATGTTTTAGGAGCAATGCCATTAAACTCTGACTTGTCTATTGAATTGCCAACGGTAGTTGATGGAGTAGTAACAAATAATATTATTGACATTGGAGAAAACGTATACTGGTTAACAAGATATCAGGGGTACCTATATTCTAATGGTGAAATAATTAGATATGATGCAGCACAATTTAATATTACTGGAACTGGAAACGTTTGGATTTCAAATAACCAAGAATACCAAAAGTATTTTGCATCGCTTCCATTTAATGGAAAAATATATCCAACTGGATTAATTCGTATTTTTTCAACACCATATTATGAATCAGTTGGTGGTATTACAAGATTACAGCCAGGAGCAGTTTATGAACATGGTCGTAGTCAATTTGGCACACAGGTTGCACCACATTTTGCTGGTATCAATTCGTATTGGTCTAACAATGAGAATGTCCGTGGATGTGACATGGAGTCACAATATTTATTTACAACACAAATTAATCCTACGCTACCGTCAACCACAACTGGCGCAGCAGGAGTTAATAATGATTTAGCAAGACAAACATCTAGAAATAGTATTATTAAAAATTATATGGCTACAAGTTATTTTACAGAAACAGAAGTAAACAGTTTAAAGTCAACGCAATCTGGAACAATTCAATCTTCTGCTTTAATCATGAATGGACCATCTTTTAAAAGCACAGAAACTCCAATTGACTTTGTTTCTTATGTTTATAAGAATTTAAATAGTGCGTATAAACATTTTGGAACAAGAATGCGGGTAGTGGGAAAGGTTGAAAATAGCGAAACTAGAAGTCAAACCCCAATTGGAAGCATGCCATACTATCAAATTAGTGGAGTCCAGCCAAATCAAAGCATTAGCATTGGCGGCGGATCTGGCGGACTAGCGGTTATGATAAACCCAGAAACAAATAATGGATATTATTTTGAAGTTGTTGCCTTAACAGAAAACAATGTAGAGTCATATTTAAATTTAAATAAAAATAATCAATCTAATATATCAATTAATAATATTATATTTTATAAAATTAAAAAAGAAAGTTCTTCTAATAATGCAATTCCAGTAAAACTATGGGGTGGTCTTAGCAAAATTTTAGTAGATGATGGAAAGTTTGCAGGTCAGTACAGGGTTTCTGGAGAAGAAAACTCAACGGTATATGATTTATCAGTAGAATATCAAGACATAGGAAGTACTCGAAGATTTTTCTTGTATATTAATAATCAAATAGTTCAAGTTGTAGACGATACGGATCCACTTCCAATTTACAACAATATGGCTTTATTTACTCGTGGGTCCTCAAGGTGCATGTTTGAAAATATTTATGCTTTATCAGAAAATTATTCTCAAAACTCAAGTGCTTTAGTCGGAGAAACTTTATCATCTGCATTTGGAGATAAAGAAATTAGCATTAACGAATCATTTAGAAAATATGCAATGAGCGGAATTGTTCAATCAACATACCTGTCTGGTATTAGCGCTCAACAACCACCAAAATATAATATGTATTTTGAAGAATTTGGGTCAATTATGCGTGAGTGTGCATATTTTAATATTAAGTATGATCGTGCATATCCAGCACTTTATGCTCAATTATCACCAACATTTAATAGAATTAAAAGTTATACAGTTTCTGGTTTCTATGCAGATTCTTATGGAGCAGAGTTTTTAATTTTTAATTCAACAGACTCTGCAATTAACTTAGATGAAACAACTGGAAACTACTTAAGAATTCAAGGCATTGCATTTACACAAGACACCACTCATGAATTATCTGTTGATGAATACTTTAAAAAACGTGGCAATCTTTCAGACCCGCCATTTCAAGGTAACTCACTAACTTATTCTCCATTGATTGAAAAAGATAAATACGATCAGATTAAACTAAGTAGATTAATTTATGGAAAAAATGAATTTTCAATAGATACTCCATATATACAAACACAAGATGATGCTGAGGCATTAATGGGTTGGATTATTAACAAGGTCATGACTCCTAAAAAATCTGTAGGGTTAAAACTATTTGCTATGCCAACACTTCAGTTAGGAGATATTGTAACTATTGATTATAAAAACTCTGATAATATAGATTTAATATCTTCTTCAGGTAATAGGTTTGTAGTATATAATATTGATTATTTAAGAAATTCTAATGGTCCAGATATGACCGTTTATTTAAGCGAGGTATAAAATGTCAAATAGTCTATCGCCCACACCAAATACACCATTAAATATAAACCAAATGCTTACATCTTCTAATGCAAATTTAATTAAAACTGCTACACCAGATATTGTTTTGTTTGATGACGACTCAGTTCCAACAGAGCAAATGGCTGATCTAATATTTGAAAATATTGGTGGACAAGAATTAATAAATATAGCAAGAAACGACACTATCAATGGTCAAAACATATCTTATCAACCAATAAAAAATATTAGATCAATACAGCAATCATATAACCCAAACAATATTTTAGGATTACAAAAAACCTCAGACAAGTATTTTTCTGGATTTTCTATTAGGTTTGATCAAAAAGCCCCAAACGAAGGTAATGGATTAAATGGTACTAACGTTTATATTGACAACTCTGGCAATTTAGTAATAGAGGCTATTGGTTTAAACAATGACGAGCAACTTGAGGTTCAATTAAGCACCAGTGGTACAATATATAGTATACAATTTGACGGGAATGAATCATGATAACTGATGCTGGAAAATCCATTATTGGTAAATACCTGCTTGGTCAGGCTCCAGCCTATGCTTCATATATTGCTATTGGGTGTGGTCCAACGCCACTAGATACCGCAGATACACAAGGTGACTTTTCTCTTAAAGAAAATCTTGATTTTGAAATGTTCCGTGTTCCTATTTCTTCAAGAGGTTTTGTAAAAGAAAATAATATTGATAAAATTGTTTTAACGGCAGAATTGCCAACAGAGGAAAGATATGAAATATCAGAAGTGGGTCTGTATTCTGCTGGATCCAATCCATCTGCTGGAGCATATGACAGTAAGACGGTCTTTGCTTTTACTGCTGGAGAAAATTGGCAACATCATACTGTTGCTGCTGCTACTGAAATTAATACTTTTACAGCACCATTAGACGATGAAGAAGATGATAATATTATTGCAATTGCAGATACAGTTTTTCAAACAAATGCCGATAACTCAATATTTTTTAAAACATCTCGTGCAAGCAGATATGAAAGATGTAGATTTTTAAATAACATTATTTTAATTCAAGGTGATGATGCAGATTTAACAATTAGCGAAGAAAGTGGTCCAACAGAAGATCACTTTGTAATTGAATCAGGATCAAACCATATACATTTAACTGGCCCACAAGTTGATTTTAGCAGAAACTCTCCTAAAGATGAATTAAGATTGGCATTTTCTTTAGTAAGTAAAAATGGAAGTTCTTCTGCAATTCCAGACACCATTAGGGTTTTAGTAGACTTTTCATCAACAGATGCTGGTTCTGGAGAATTTGCAAGATTTGAAGCAGAAATAGATCATGCAGATTCTGGTAACACAGAATCAAGTCAAGATTTTGAAACAAATAGATATTTTGTTGTATCTAAAGAACTACAAGAACTATACACAACTGCAAATTTTACTTGGGATGCCGTAACAGTTGTTAAAATTTATGCTTGCGTTATAGATGCTGGGGTGCCGTCAGAAGATTATTATATTGCCCTAGATGCAATGAGATTAGAAAACACCCAAACATATAATCCACTTTATGGACTAACTGGGTATTCTGTTGTTAAAAATGACAATGCAGAAACAATTATAAAGTCTCCTAATACTAGCAATTATGTAGAATTTAGATTTACAGTTGGTGTTTCTTAATGGCTGATGCAGGTATTAAAAAATTAACTATTCCTAAAAATCAATTACCGCCTGTGGGAGACAATAACGAATATGTAGTAAGGTATAGGGTTATTTCTGAAGATAAAAACAGATACTCTCATTGGTCTCCAATATTTTCAGCAACCGCTTTAGAAATTGAAGAAGTTGACGGTGAATTAATTGTTAGTGGAAACACCTCTACGGTTATTTGGGGAGATGAAAACACTAGACCCAAATATGATATATTTGTAAAATTTGATGGAGGAAGTTATGCATATCACGGAACTTCCCCAATTCACACGTATAGTTTTATTAATACTGGCACAACGAATGTTAGAGCAGCCATACAGGTTGAAGGTATTAACAAAGTAAGAAATGCTGAATTAACTATATTTGAATCAAGTATAGTTTCTTTGGTATAATTAAACAGGAGGAATAATGGCAAAAATACCGCTACCAGAGCGTGGGCAACCATTAGATGTTACTTATATCTATGAGTTGGCTAAAACTATTAATGATTTATCTACAGAAGTTTCTTCTGCAGCATATAATTTTACAAGCATTGATAATGGTCCATCAATTAAAGAAACTATAAAAACATCAAATGCAAGAGTTGTTGGTGGATATGTAGAAATCTTTACGAACAGTATTGTAAGTGCGGGTAACGAAAGAGCATTTACTTATTCATTCCAGAATGACTTTAAATTCCCTCCAATAGTTACAGCAACAGCATTAAACATTGGAAATACAGAGGCTGGTCAAAACGTTACAGTTGTTTTACAAAAACCAACTACGTCTAAGGTTGATGGGTTTGTAAGGTTTGGAGCATCTGGAAACCTATCTCTTGCCGTTAATTTAATTGCTGTTGGTATTCCAAACTAAAAGTTAATTATGCTTTTTTGTAAAAAATGTGGTGGGCGATTGTTTGTTGACAGACAATATACAAGCATTCAACACATAGAAACATATTGCGTTAGATGTGGAACTAGAAAATTTTTTCACCCACCTATGGAAAGCGGAGAGGGTAAATGGTTACTGGAAAAGGAATTATTGAGAGCGAAATTTACAATAACGACTCTGTAATAAAGGGAAGTAAAAAAATATGGTTTCTTAACGGGGACTTAGTAAGACTCTATCATAGTTCCAGATCTACTGGATTAGTTTCTGTGTATAATATTACTAAAGATAGAATTGAAACTTGTTTACGTACAGATTTTAGAAAGAATAGAGAAAAGGCTTATACCGTTGCTGAGACTGCTAAGTTAATTAATCGTCATAGAAAATATATGCCAACATTAATGAAAAAAGGAGTTATCCCCCCACCAATAGGGTCAAGACTAAATGGTCAAAGGGGATGGCAAATAAGATCTTATTATTCAGAAAGCACGGTACAGGCAATTCGTGATATACTGGCATCTATACATATGGGGCAACCAAGAAAAGATGGACTAGTAACAAATAACATGACGCCAACTAATCAAGAGTTGACACGGCGAATGGGAAAAGGTATACTTACATATACAAGAACAGATGACGGAAGG